GTGAACCCTTGCAGCGGAGCTGACTGTGCCGGTGCTGGCGGCGTCACCTGCCGTCCAAACTCGTCAACCGTCCCGTATTGTCCCGCAGCTGTCAGGTTCGGGGCTGTTTTCGTTCGCCGCGCCAATTCTTCCGGCGTCGGATCACGGCCCAATTCGGCTCGCAACTGTGCGCGCGCGGCTTCACCTGAAGCCGCCGCCGCCTGGACCGGCGTCTGCACCGCCCCGATCATGGCGCCTACCTTCGCCTCGAACTGCTCCGGCGTGATGTCGAGACCCGTCGCCATGTTGTAGCGGGCCAGCACTCCCGAATAGACGCCGCCCTGCTTGAACGTCTGCATGAGGGCCTGCGCTCTTGCAGGGTCGATCTTCGCCGTCGCCTGAAGGGTTTGAACGATGGTGTTCAGTTCGGCGCCGGCCTGGGTGGCCATCTGCTGCTTCTGCTGTTGTTCCTGCTGCTGCTGTTGAAGCTGTAGCTGCCCCTGCTGGACCTCGACGTTGGCTTGCCCGATTTCGTTTCGTTGCCGGCCCAGCATGGTGTCGGCGATCATCCGCTGCGATTCTGTATTCGCGCGTGCGGCGTCGGTCGAGACCGCCGCGCCTTGCAGGAAGGTCCCGCCGAGATTGGGGGCGCCGCCTCCGAACCGCGCCATTAGCTAAATCCCCAATAGCCGGTTCCCCCGCCGCAGGGGTTGACGGGCTGTCCCCACTGCCGCGAGCCCATGCTCGTAACGAGATCGCGCGTCATCGATTCCGCGTTGGTCGCGCCCGGCAGGATGGCTTCGGCTCCCAAGGTCCCCGCACGCGAGAACACCGGCCCGAGAACCTGCCCGGCGATCCCCGAGACGAGCCCGGCGTTGGCGGCTGCCGCGTCGAAGGCGAGCTGCTGGGCGAACTGCGCGTTCGATGCGATGATCTGCGCCATCTGCGTCCCGAACTGTGTTTGAAGCTGCAATTCCTGAAGCTCCCTTTGGAGCCCCTGGTTGATGAGCCCGGATTCCTTGTCGATGAGCTGCATCGTGTAGGTGAATTCGTCGATGAAGGATTGCGCTTCGGCGTCGGCGGATGCGGCGTCGTAGCGGGATTTCAGGTCCTGCTCGATCATCGTCCCGAAGGACGAACCGAGAAGCCTCCGTCTGGAGAGGTCGGAGCGGAGCGTCCCCGCCTCTTCGCTCTTCGCTTTTGCAATCCCGCGGAGCCGAGCATCCCGGACAGCGGACAGCCCCGGGGCCATGATGCCCCTGAGCTTGTCGATGTCGGCCATCTCGGTCGGAAACCGGGCGTCGAACGCCTGCTGCGGAAGGGTGGCTCCGGTTCGCTCCAGCGAGGTCCCGAAGTCCAGCGACCCGTCATCCCCGCCGCCCGACGCGCTTAAGGAATAAGCGGGGGTGCTGACCGAGCCTGAGAACCTTGACCGCGACGACGGCGTATCGAGCCCGAAGAGCTGCATGGCGTCTCCAGTGGCCTAGAGGCGAACAGGATCGCGTCCCCGCCATCCGCCCAGCCTTCGACCAAGCCTACACGCCGTAGGATACCATATTTAGCGATGCGGTCAAAAAAAGACGCTATATGTGGTAGGCACCAGACAAGGATGCACCAATCCCGCCGCATTTCGTTAATGAATTGGGTGAGGGTTTCGAGCTTCTGCCGGCCCGTCACCCACGGAAACCAGACCGTGTGGGGCTCCAGGACTTTCCCCTTGGCCCGGCAGAACAAGACGCCCACGGCCCGGGTTCCGGTCTCGTAGGCGACCTCCAGAAGGAACGCCCCGTCCCACTTCGCGATCTCATCCAGTACCCACTGGCGGAAGTCGTCCTGCCCCAAATCCTCCGGCAGGTGGGGGAGCCCGCCTTTCCGGTAGGCGGCCCACAGCCACTTGAGGTCGGTCACTTCGAGCGGACGCGAAGACGCCCCTTGCGAAAGAACCCGCTTAAGTGCTCGGCGAGACTGACCGTATTTCGAGCCCGATTTCCTTGATGAAGACATCGACGGCGCCGGAGAACTGGGTCTTAATTTGAAGCTGCTCGCCGGTTCCGACGATATCGAGGACTTTCCGGTGGAATCGGCCGGAGAAGGGGATGCCCCAGTAGATGCTTCCTCCCCAGTAGTAACTTCCGCCCCAGAACCAACCACCTGAAGCGGCGTCAAGGTCGACCGTGATCGATTCATCGGAAATCTCCATGCCGCCCCATAAGAGGCCGATCGTCACCGTGGCGGCGCTGCCTCTCCGGTATGCGATGTACCCGGATACATCAATCGCCTCGCCGAAGTTAGGAATGTCGAACGCCTTCGAAATCCGCGTGACCGTGACATCCGTCGTTCCGCCGTCTTGATCCCCTGTCCCTTCGAGCTTGTAGATTTTCCCGCCCGGGCCACCCATGTAGGTGGTTTCCAGTTCCGTAACGGGATCCAAAATGGTGAACAGCACGGAGGGGCGGAACCCCAACGAGTGATCCGTCTTCCACCGCATCCAGGGCGAGAGATCGGGAAACGGCTGACGCTGCGAGAGCTTCCTGATTCTCTCGTCGAGGAAGTCCTTGTTGATGACCCACAGGGTCTCGTTCTCGGGGTCGTTGAAGTAGACCCTCTGGAACCTCGAATTATACGCGCCCTTCCACTCGTCCACGGACTGCACGGATTCGGTGATCCAGACCGAGATGTCGTCGGTCGCAACGTCGCCCAAGGCTTCGGTGGCGAACAACGATTCAATCCGGCCGCCGCGGCCGTAGAACACGTCGTTGCCGACGTAGGTAATGGCCTCGTTCCCGATGGCGCCGGAATCCGGGTAGAGCTGGGCGATGGCGTAGTCCTTCGCGTCCGATCCGGTGAGCTTGTAGAGCCGGCCTCTTTCCGTCGAGAACGTGAGAAGCCCGAACGCATCGACGACGCCGTTGCAGGCCCTCAGGTCCGGGGTGGTGAGGAAGAACGGATCGGTGACAGCAAGACTCGACGACGGCCGGTTGGTGATGTTCAAGTCGTCGTAGACGCCCAACTCCGAGAACGCGAGAACGTGGGGAGTCGAAGTCCCGCTTTTCACGTAGGCGTAAACAGCGCGGTCGTTCGACACCACGATATGCCGCGCGTAGAAATCCCCGCCGAGATCGTGGGTGAGGGTCGCGAAGGTCGTTCCGTTCCAGGTTTTGACGACCGTCAACTCCTCGAGATCGGCGATCAACGCCATCCCGTCCAGAGTCCAGTTCGCCGTCCGCGGGCCTCTCAGCCTTGAATTCGCGTTGCACGTCCCGACCGACGTAAACGATGACGCCCCGTCCCATGAATAGACGGTCCCGCCGGCTTGAATGCCCGTGGTGATTTCCCCGGTCGCCTTGACGAGTTGGTGATAGCCCCTGATTTCTTCGCCGTTCGGAGCAGTAGCAACAAGATCAAACGGCTTCCGTCGCCGGAGGAGAGAGTCCTTGTGGTCGATGTCGAAGTTCTGCGAGGACCCCGTGCATTCCATGTCCTCGATTTCGTGCTCGGGCGAGTTGTTATTCAATCCTCCACCGAAGCGGAGGCGGATCAGCTTCGCGTCCTGCTTTTGCGGGATCGGCATCTAATCACGGATTGAACGGCGAGGAGTAATTGAACGAAACACGGGACCGCCTGACCCCGTAGCTCTGCTTGTCCCTGTTCGGGTTCGCGAACCCCGCCGCCTTCGACATCGAGAACGTGTAGAGCTCCCGATCAAACTGCGGGGGTCTGCGGTACTTGTTATAGATTTGGCAGACCGCGCCTTTCAGGGCATCGACGACATCGTCGTTGAACGGGAACGCATCCGCGGTTGTCGAAAGGTTGATCCGCTTCTCGTAAGGATAGGCGTAGGCATCGCCGTTCTCCGAAGCGGTCGGGTTCCGGTCGATCCTGACCTTGGTGTTGACCTCGCTGATGCACCACTGGTTCGGCTGGCCCTCGTAGTCGTCGGGGTCCAATTGATCCAGGCGCATCTGCAAAAATCCGCCGGGGTACGGAGTGAGCCGCTGCTTCTTGGCAACGCAGATTGGATCACCGATGACCTTTACCGCATCGGAGGCCAGCGAGTATTCCCGCGTCCCGGTGGTCAAGGTGAACGTCGATGTCGCGACTTCGTTGGGAAGTTCTGCCGCGCGGTATAACTCATCGATGGCGTCGTTCCACGCCTGGATGACGTTGTTGATCGAGACCTGCTTGGAGGAGTCGGTAAAGGTCGTAAGATCGGTGGTGATCAGCCCCAGAAGCTCAAGGGTGTCGTTGACCGCCTGGAGAAAGGTGTAGGCCATCGGCATTCGCCTTTCATGGCCACGGGCCTATGCGGCGGCCACTGCGGAGGCGGGTTCCTTCACATGCTGGAGGATCAATTCCCGAAGCTCCGCGCCCGTCGCGGTCTTGGGATGCTCGATCCCGAGTTTCCGGCACTCTTTTTTGAGATCCCAGAAATGCATTTCGCTGAGGCGGTCTGCGGGGTCCTTGGGTGCTCCCGGCTTCTCCCGGGCTTCCAAGGCGGCGAGGCGCGCTTCCAGGTCCTGAATCCGCCTGTCCTTGGGGTCGAGGGTTTCCTTGATGAGATGGTCGAGCTTGCCCTGCGCGATGAAGCCGTTGACCACACCGCAGAGATGATCGACGGGCAGCGTGCCCATGCCTTCGAACGCTAGCCCGTGACTTTCGAGGAACCGCCAGATTTCGGCGCGGCGCATGATCCCGGGCTTGAAGCCAAGGTTTAGTTCCGGCCGCTTCTCGGGACGTCCGGTACCGCGAATTTCGGGGTGCCCGTCGAAAAACGCCTGGAGAATTTTGCCGATCGTTTCGCCTTCAGGAGCCAGAGCCATCATTCCTCACACGAGCTTGGAGGCGGCGGTACGGACGCAGAAGCCCCACGCCGAGTTCAGGATCGCCGACGTATGCCAGGCCTTCCAGCCCATCGTGGAAACGTCATTCAGCGGATCGGCGATGCCGCCGGAGCCGCGGCCGTGGGAGATAAGTTGGATGCCAGGGATGCGGTCGCTGGCCGTGTAGATTTCCTTGATCAAAGACACATCCAAGGACACGGCGCCATGGAAGTCCTGGCCGAAGATCACGGTGTTGTAGAGATCGGCCGTCGTTCCCGAGGCGGTGACGCGGATGTTTCCGCCCGGGGCGCCGCCGGAGTTGGCGTCGATCGAGGATTCCGAGGTCATGACGAACCGAACCGCCGTGCCGGCGACCATCAACAGGCCGAACTCGCCTTCCTTGGTCTGGACCTGGCCCGCGTAGGTCTCCACCGATTTGAAGCCGGGGAGCTTCGCGATATCGACCGCCACGTCGGAATGGCAGATGCCGCAGTAGCCCGGCAGGATCGGGCTGGTGCCGACGTTCTGCGAGCCTTCCGACCCCGGCGTGAACTTGCGGGCGTTCTCTCGGTCGAGCTGGTTGATCACGTACTGGATCAGGGGAACGGTGATCGGATCGACCACGCCAGCGCCCGCGGTGTCGGAAGTGGCGAGGCCGGGGCGGACGATGGTCGAGGAATCTTCCAGCGTGTTGCGCTGGAGACGGTTCAAAGACTGGCCGGCTTGCTGGGCCACGAGGTCGACGACCTCGCCCGCCTGGCCGGTGTAGTTCTTGAGGTCGACTTCCTCGTTCAGCACGACGAAATCGCCGTACTTCGAAAGCACCGCCGTGGTATCCGTGACGGCGAGGATCGACCCGGGCGTGCGCGTCGGGTTAGCAAACGTGCCATTGACCGCCGTCAGCGCCGTCGTGGTCGGCGTCAGGTTGGTGAACCGGCGCCACTTGATCGTGAACGTCCCGGAATGGGAGGGCATCACGTCACCGGGATTGGCCCCAAGGAAATAAGGGCAGAGCGGCTTCGCGCGCCGAAGCAGCCGTTGCTGGAACCGGACATCTACCGGGCCGTCAACTTGGGTTGTCGTTGTAACGTTCGCCATGGCCTAGCTCCTATTTCGGCAAGGACGCAAAGAATTCGGCGTCCGTCATCTTCGAAAGCGCGGCGTTGTCGACTTTCGACGCCCCCGAGGGGGATGGGACACGGCCCGCGGCCATGGCATGGGCGGCCTCGCGGTCGGGTACGTTCTGCGGGTTGGGGATCGCATCCATTTCCTGAGCGATCTCCTCGGCAACCCCTTTGAGAATCTTTCCCCACGCCTGGGGGTTCTTGTGGCGGGAGAGGAAGGCCTTGCCGATGCGGTCGTCGTCATCGACCGCGACATCCAGGCGGGCCTTCAACAGCTTGTCCGAAATGTTCTTGAGCCCCGGCTGGTGCTCGCGCATCCGCGACACGGTATCGGAGACCGCCGTCTCGTAATCCCGCTGCGCCACTTGCGCGTTGTTGTGGCGGACAAGGGCGATCTCCTCCGGCGTCAGCGGCTTTACGGTTGGCGCCGGAGGAGCTTTCGCGGGGGGGGCCGCGGCGGGAGGCTCGGAATGGGGCGAGGCGGTGAATTCGTTCAGGAGCGCGTCCAAGTCGTCGGCCTTATCGGCCGGCTTGTCGCCTTCGGGCTTCGTGTCAGCGTTTGGTGTCGGGTCCGTCAAGGGTCGCTCCGAGCAAATAGACGATCAACTCGTTCTGACCGTGCATTATCCCCGAATCCCATATATAGCGCAAGTACCTCTCGTCACCCACTAGATGTTGTGC